ATTTTCTCCACGCATATGTAAGGATTCCCCAGGACTCCAAGGACCGAGCGGGCATATTATTGCAATTCCCCTAACTCTTTCCCTTCGAGCTGGCTTTCCAAGCTATGCTAAAGACATCCCCTTTTATTTCTAACGCCGGAGACGGCTTTAAACATCTACCCCCTATATGTAACAGTCTATACTCGCATTTCTTTTCAGCGAGTGAGTAACCACAGGGCTTTTAAGCCCCACCAGTGACAATAAGTGCTTTTTAGCACCTCTCGAAAACACTGATGTACATTAAGAAGATGATGCTGCGGTTTTCCGCAGCACAGCAAACCAAAATAAAAATTCATATAACACAGCCAAAAACCCATAAAATTTCTTTTACGAACGCACATTTGTGCAACGCTTTCTGCTGTTTACGTATGACTCATTAGTATTGATTTCAGTTTAGATCGATGACATATCTAGCTATTGTAGCTATTTCACTGTCAAAGGATCAAGATCCCTCAGAATTGACATCTTGACATGAACTTGAGATCCTAGGCTTTTGCCTAGTATGAAGATACTTTTGATTTCATTACTCCTACATGTGAAAACCAAGTAGGACACAATCCATGTGTATAACATTCGGATAGAGGTGGAGGCCTCGATAAAAACTCTATTACGAACTAGAGACAACGAAAATATGATGACCGCTTTAACCAAAACCGATCCTCATGCTTTCAGCCCGACGAACAAAATCGTCCTACGCCTCCAGTTTCTCCTCCGTCAGCGCCAAGTGCGTGACGTGACACTCTCCACGAATGACAAGTACAGATTGTACAAAATTGTCCGTGAGGCTGAGTCTGAGTTATTGACTAGACTCCAGTCAGGATCAGCTCATTGCGAGCTGCAAGCGGGTGAGGAATCCCCGCTACTCGACGCCCTTCGGCGTCGAATGCCACTAAGTCCGATTGATTTCGGATGGCGAAGTGAAGCACCTGATGCTGACGCGCAATTTCGCGCTGAAGCACTGAAGCGTATCATCGAAGGTCGCAACCTAGATGGTATGGACTTCTCAGGTCCCGGTTCCATTGAGAACCACCAACAAGAGCTCACAGATATGATTTGGCTCCACATCGAGTCACTTCTGACACTTGTGTCACAACTGCGAGCGGCAAATGATTGGAATGGTATCTACCATGCCGTTGCTCAATACCTTCGGGTAGTGACCAACAAACCGATCGGCACGATCATCGCTAAGGTGTATGGTCGTGTGAAGGAGCTCATTAATGGCATTA